AGTTGCGGCAGAAGCATCTAGCCAACCAGCAGTATCACTGACTGCCCAGTTTGCTTGAATGTAGTCACCAGCATTTAATTCCAAAGCAGCAGATACTCCAAGAGTACCCAAGACATTATTATCTTTAAGTCCTGATCGAACCGACTTTGAATCACTCTCTCCATTGATAGTTGGGAAAAAGTAAAACGTCTTTGCGGATGCTGAAGAAGACTTGAGCTGCAAGTTGCCTTGAACCAAATAAGTACCGGCCTCAGTAAACTCAATCTTGGTGTTATCTGAGACATTACGCTTAATTGAACCATTCTCAACAGCCAAATCCCAAGGAACTTGATAGGCAGTATCTGGGTCGGTAGCAGTCTGGGTAACGCTGGCAGTAAAGATTGCACTACCAATGTTAGGAGCAGTCATCGTGTCTCTTACTATTGCAACTGTATCCTGAGCAACAGCAGTTACACGCAACATAAAGGTGTTAGCAATAGACCTTACAAGAATAAAGTCATTTACGTTCAAAGACCCAAACGCCTCTCCAAAATAGTTATCAGGGAGAATGTCATCCCATGCGTCATTCGTGTGGTAAGTCCACCAAGATGGAGCTGTAGTGCTACCACCATGTCGGCTAAAGTTATTAAAATTAAAAGCCATTAGAACCTCACGTTAATAAATGGACGATCCTGGATAGGTACTTGCGGGTGTTGCGATGAATCAGTGAAGCGAGCCATACGACTAGCATTTAGATACTGGTTAGCCAGTAGTTGCATAGAAGAGGCACTGTCACGAATAGAGGGAGCAAAGTCCATAGCTAAGGCATATTCAATCATTTTAGAAAAATATACGGGCCATTCGGCTTCTGGAACATTAGCGATGTAATCGCAATAAAGCGAACCACTATAGTTACAGTAAACTTTGTCGCCAAGAATTTGGTAGTTAATGCTAGGGCTTAACTTAATAAGCGTCAGCGCATCAGCAGGAAGTTGATAAATAGACGACCATTCAGTGCCAATAGGAACTTCAGTAGTCAAAGATAATTGAGTTTCTTTGCGAGCAAAACCCCAACGAAATTTGGATAATTCGTTTTGTACAATATTATCGTACAGAGCATTGGCTACAGTTGCTGCGCGAGAGTTACCTGATAAAGATACTATAGGCAGGTCGCCAATAAGAATAAGAGCATTAGAAACTAGCTGTATCTTGCTTGCCATAATAAACCTTTATTTGTAAAGAAAGGGGCCACCGTAGCAGCCCCATTCAGTTTTACTACTTAACTGTCACCAACTGCTGTTCCTGAAGCCATAGTAACAGTAGTGCTACCGTTATTAGCCTTACAGAATGAAACAGTAGTATCTACAGCATTAGTATCTACTACAAGCAGAACGTCACCAACATTAATTTCGTCCTTAGCAGGAAGAAAGAAGTTAGCGCCTAGCACAGTACCGACAGCCTCAGTAGTAGCATATAGCCACAAAGAACCGCCACCTGATCCGCCTACGCGGGATAAACCTGATCGAGCAAAAGCCATGATAATATTCCTTATGCAGTTTTGTCGTATTGAACTTTAACGATACCAAGACCGTCACGAGATACAGCACCAGCCTTAAGCATACCGTTACACAACCAAGAAGTGCGATCAGCAATCCAATCAACGTCAGTCTTAATGTCGATACCGATTGCAAGACCAACAGCGTCCTGAGAGAAGAAGTATGAATCAACGATGTTAGCTGCTTCAGTCAGACCACCTTCAGCACGATCTTCGATAACTACGAACTTAAAGCCACCGAAAGTATCAACGTCACCGTTGACCAGAGCTTTAACATTGTTGTAGTCAGAAGAAGTGATTTCTTCTTGGTTAAGCAGACCACCCAGACCCTGAGCATTGATAGCAGCATACAGGTTAGAGTTAGGAACGCCTTGAGCGCGGAGAGCTACCTGAGCTTCAATTACTTTCTCAGTAGTCAAGTTAGTGCCGCCTTCAACTACAGTGCCAGCGTAAGTAGTTTCTGCGTCCATAGCGTCGATAACCAACTGGTCACAACGACGACCAAGAGACTGTGCGATAGTGCTTGCAAGTTCCTGCTTCTCGTCAAAGTTTACAGTGGCTGCATCAAACATATCTGTGTATTCTGGAGCATTCCAGTTTTGCAGAGTTGCAGTTGCGAAGCCGTGAGTGATGTCCATAGGAGTTACTAGATCAGAAGTAGACTTCTGGTTAGCTAGACCCTTACCCATGTTACGGAATTTGTAGGTGTCACCTACTACGTTGTTTCGTACAGTTACAGCGCCTTTCAAAAGGCCAGCGTTTTGGTATGCGTGTTTAACAAGACTGTCAAACTCCGTTACCGCTACGGATGATAATACCTTACTCATAATGATTTCCTCGAAAAAGAGTAATAAATAATAAAAAGTTTTTCAAGGTTTTAGCTGAGTACCCGAGTAAACTTGGTCAGCATTCAACCTAAATTTACTGGGCCTTAATAGAAAGGGGTGTCCAGTGTGCCGATTATACACCTTTCACCCCATAAACTCAACTGCCGAAGGTTCGGGTATGAGCCTTGTCGCCACCAAATTCCTGCATCATCTTCTGGATTTTGGCTTCATGGTTAGCATCAATGCTACGGAGGAGTTGTCCATTCTCGTTCTTCATAAACATCTGAGTTTCAATGTCAGACCAGGTCATGCCTGTCGGATGCTGTCCACCATCAATAGGTAGCTTAGTAGGTGCAGTAGCACGAACCAAATACTCTACCAGCTCAATAGACTTGGCATCAGTAACGAGATCACGAACCACATCGTAGTCAGCAGCATCTAAGTTGTTCTTTAGATAACCCTCAACATTCTTAATGCGCTCGCCAGCATTGTCACCTAGTCGTGCAATCTCTTGCTCTTGGGTAACTTGTTCTACCGCCTCGCCCTGTGCTGACAATAATTCCCACGCATCACCAAAGGCTTCTTGGCTCATGCCTGTCTTCTCAGCAAACTCAGTTAGCTCTTGCAGTAGGGCATCGTCAGACTCAATTCCTTCTGGGCCAGCATAGCCATCTTTAGGTGCGCCAGTAAAACCACCGAACTTCTTTTCTAGTTCAGTATAGGCTTTGGCTTGTTCAGCGACAGACTTATACTTGTCGCCTTTGTACCATTCGGGTGTGTCACCTGTACCCTTGATACCATCAGATAAAAAGTATTCACCTTCACCTAGTTCGGGTGTACCTGCATCCAACAGGGTTTCGCTTATTGTTTCTTCTGGTGCGGCCTGTTCTTCACTCATAATTATTCCTTACAATATTTCAGCTTGTTGCATTTGGTTGATAATAAATTTAACAACTCCCGACTCACCATTATGGTAAGCAGCCTCGTAATCAACATTGGAGGCACCAAAGGGGGTGTCGTTATTGAAGATAAACCTCCGCGTCATGTCCTCAAGTACGCGCTTCCCGATGTCACCTGAGAAGCACTTATTGTACGCTTGAGCCAATTCAGCAGCGGCTTTTCTTTTCTCTGCATTGACCACCTTTGCATCTTCTGCATTAGTGGTCGCTTGATTAATTGTATCCCAACTCATAGAGCAGTTTGTCCTTGGTCAACAGGTGGTTGTCCCTGAGTATCCATTCCTTGCTGTGCCATTTGAGCACCAGCCTGAATAACAGCTTGCTTTTCAGCTTGGCTTCTAACTAGCTCGGCAGGCATACCAGTCTTATCGGCAACCCACGTTCCAAAGTCTTCTAGCTTAAATCCAATCTTAGCCTGATCTGGGCCAGCAGTCTGCAACACAAACTGTACAGCTTGTTGTACGTTAAGAATGTCTTCACCATCCTGCGCTCTTGCCAATGGAGACATAAACTTAATAGCGACCTGACGACCATCTAGCTCAACAGGGGTAATGATACCACGACGAGTTAGAATAGAGGCCACACGCTTAATGATTGGAATCAATACTTCGGTCTGTAATCTGCCGAAGGCAGAGCCGATGCGTTTAGCAAGTTCACGCGACTCGATGGCAACCTCAGTGGCGGATCGAACAGCACCAGTAGGATCACGAAGATCGTTGAATAAGGCCTTCTTGATTGACATCTGTAGCTCATTGATTTCAAACTGTGCCAATTGTAAGTTAGAGCCTGTATCTAGGCGTTGAATAGAAGGGTTGCTGCTGTTGTTAGAACCAACTGGAATCACAATGCCTGGGCTTATATTCAAATTGTAGGGGTTAGTTACGCCATCATCGGTTGCTGTGTACATGCCTGCTAGGTCAATAGCGGCTTTTTGGAGTACAAACTCTTTGGCCTTGTTGAGTGAGCGTACATCAGGGAGTGCCTGTAGTGCTGGGCCTCGACCCCTAATCTCACCAGCTACCTTACTATAGCGACCTGTAACCCAAGGGCTAGATTGTCCAAAGTCCTGCATCCAGCTAATACGATCTTCCTTATTAACCCACACGCAACCATAGTAGGTCTTGGTCTTGGGCATATAGACAACACCCTCGCGCACATCGACATCAGTGTCTGGCTTCTTTTCAATTACGTCCTTCATTACTTCTGATGGCTCAAAGCCTTTCCAGTAACGCTCTAGGTTACGAGCCTTTACCTTAAATCGTCGCCAGTGCGTTTCGATATTACCCTGTGGGCCTTCCTCAAATGCTATTCCCTTTTGCGGAATGGCGTTAAAGATGAGGGGCATCTCGTCACTTTCGTCTTCATCAA